CGAGAACCCAGACCCGATCGCCTGAGCTGCGCCATTCTGCACTTGCACCCGGTACACACCACTGTTGTAAGACGCAGCCGCGCGAGAAGGGACAAGGATGGAAATGAACGGCACCGTGATCCCATCCCCGTCCTTGCCTATGGGGTCGCTTACTTTCGCATTGAAATCAATCAATCGCACTCCATCCGGGGCCATGAAAAGAAGCCCTTTCTCGGTGGAGCAAACCGTATTAGGAGCAAACGTGCCAGTTGCAACATTCAAAGTATTCTTAGCTAACGTACCAAAAGCAGCATCTCCAGTGATCTGATATATGTTATCAACGCTCTTGAAAACCATCAACGCCTGGATAATGCCCCCGAGCTGGTTGCTTAGAGCGAGACCAGCAGCGCACGTCAGAGGGTTGTTATCGTCAAAAGTCAAAATCTGATTCGCATTCGTTATCTGCGTCGGAAGCAGCTCGTCGGAAAAATATGCTGCCGGTTGCTGGTTGGGTGGGTTGACCAGAAACCAGCACCGCCCATTGAAGTTGCTTACCCACTGGGGAGGAAACACGAGGGCAGTCGGCGCTGTGTTGGTCGCGGTCCACGTCAGTGCAAACGGATTGAGAACATCAATGACGCCAAAGAATGCGCCCGCCGCCCCTGTAAAACCTGGGTGCGCAACGATGATCTTGGAGCCGATCAGCTCCATATGAGGGGGGTTCCAGTTGCCGAACGTAGCAGGACTGATTGGCGAGTTCGCCGCCGTCACTCCGGCAATCGGGATGAACATCTGCGTCAACACGTCATAGCAGAAAGGTTCGTCCCGTCCTGCGTTACGTGTGGTAGAAACCATACCATAGACACGAGTGCCAACATTCATCCAGCAAGATATGAAGGTGGCCCCTGCAAATCCATTCACGGAGAGATCGGTGATCTTGACAGCGGCCGGACGACACTGCCATAAATTTCGGGTGGTAGGATCAGGAATGAGATTGGCGAGGTTGGACATGGTTCCAGAACCGTTGCTGGACGCATCCAACGTGTCCGCCGCCGTTCTCGGCGCCCAAACCAACGGTGTGCCGGGGAGGGTGGACATTTCTACCACCCTATGTTCTTGGTATTTTTCAAACGATCAAAATTTCGGCCAAAACGGCGACGATCAAGCCCAACTGTCTTTACCGCTCCCTCACGATCGCTGACGTTGCGCAGGTATTTTTTCAAGAGAGACAGAGCCCCGAGCGGGTAGCGCTCCTCGTCATCCCCCATGTACTCAGCCTGTCGCTGATCCCCGGTCAACCCCATGAGGAGCCCAGCCGTCCACCGGATCAAAATCTGCGTGTTGAGAAACCATGGGACCGACACAGAAGTTTCCGGCGTCACAATGTCCGCCATCTGCTTCTGGTAGCGATGCGTCACTGGGTACTGCCCCGAAGGAGGGGGCCACAATAGAATCTGCGCCGGTGAAACCGACAAGTTTGTTGCGTAAAACTGCGGGTAAGATTGGAACCCCGGTGTCTGCACAAGCCAGTCATATTCGGCCAGAGTAATCTGAATTAAAGGGTAGGGCACTCCGTTGATAGTATAGAATATGTCATCCTTGCCATCAACAACACGAGTACGAAGATAATCAGACGGGAGATTATTAATCGTGTTGGTCGTGTAGAGCTGCGTTCCCATGGCAGCGTCCAAATCCCAATTCATGCACAAGTCCTGAAGGCATGAATTGAGATACTGACCAGACTGCGCCGTGAAGCCGGGGCACTTCGCCTCCTGCCTAGCCAGACTGCATATTTGCTGCGCTTGCAGGGGCATTCAGAAGTTCCTCGTACTCCGCAATCTCGTTCTCGAACTTGGTGATGCTCTCTTTGTACCGCTTCATATTGACTTCCGCAGCCCCTTTCTGCTGCTCCTCCTGAGGACTGAGCTTATGCGGACCCTTCTTTCCCTTGGCCTCCCACGCAACCTGCGAACGGCCCTCGATCCGATTGTAGTCCTCAGTGAGCTGCGCGAGAAGTTTCTTCTCGTGCGCAAGACCAAGAACCAAATCTTTCTTCTTGTAAAAAGCATCCTGCCGATCAACCACCCTCCCGAGCTTATCCATAAGGTGGTGAAAGGACTGTTCGGGCTGCTCCTGTCCAAGATACGTCTGCAAAACGATATTGCGATTCGGAGGTATCTGAGTTGACACAGTGATCGCAACCGCCAGCTCGTCTGGCGTCTTCGTGTGCGGGGTTTCCATAAAGTCTCCTATTTACACTCCTAGCAAAGCCGTATTTGACACCCCCAGGTGCCGCGGCCCAATCGAAAGGTTACGCGGACGACGGTACGCCTCACTCCTACCACGACCGTCCAGCTCGTCTTGATGCTCCCACGTCCGCCACATCTGTTCGAACAGAACGCACGCCACGGACTTTTTCACGGGGTAGGTGTAGCCGTGAAAATACTGAATGCCGTCGATCGTCGCTCCCGGGCACCACGGCGCCACGTCGATCTGGACATGAATCAGCTCTTCCTCGGCAATGCTTGCCTGTCGCGCTTCTGCCAATGCCTTGGCAAAATACTCGTCGCGCGCCTGCTTGGACAGCTCGGAAACGACTGTCTTGCGGGCTTCCTGCCGAAGCTCCTGCAGCTCCTCGTCAGTGAGAATCTGCAGGTTGAGAGGGAGCTTCGTTCGATCGATCGGGGTTTCTTTGCGGCTCATGTTAGCACCACACAATCCCAGGGTCACACAACATTGCCCATTGCATGAGAAAGGCGTTCATATTCTTTGCCGTTTTTGCGTAGTTGTACCGGCGAAACTTTCTCTTGTAATACGAGTGTGTCATGTGTGTACCCAAGGGGCTCCTGCTGCAGCGATCGTGTTGGCCGATAAAAGGATCGGCCAGCCTTGCGCATCAATCCCCACGTAGTCCCCAGGAAGCACCCGAAGCACCCCCCGGTTAGGCACGTAGAGAAGGCCGTTTTGCGCGTATGCCCCAGGCCAAACCGGGTTGCCATTGACGAGATCGTTTTTGATTCCTTGCGCGATCGTCGCAAGATCGGTGGTGTTCATCGCACCACCGAAAATGAGGGACGTAAGCGAGTTGTTTGCTGTCGTCCCAAGCGTGCTTGTAGCCATCAGCCCGTCCCCGTAGAGAAGTTCTGAATTTGCGCGAGATTGGCAGCGACGTTCATCTGCGCGGCGATGTCCGCAGCCATGGCGTTCGTCAACGTGGTCACGTCAGCCGCCAGAAACGTCTTCGTCATCTGGCCAACCGGAGTGGCGTTGAAGAACGTCTTGCGCTGCGCACCGCCGGCCGCAGCCATCCCTACGGAAACGGCCGTATTACCGCTCATGGGACCTTGACCGTCGCCCACCCAATCGACGTTCACTTGGTAGGTGATTCTGTACGACATTGTGCTCTCCGATCAGCCGAAGGTGGCGCTGAAGGCAGACGTGGATTCGATCCGCATGAAGAACTGCTGGTTACTTATCAATGTTCCGTAGAACACCTTCCAACCAACAACTCGCAACTGATTCAGCGGATCGGACTTATCCGGCTCTTTCAGGTACGTCATCTTCATATTGTCGAGGACAACCTGCGTGTAGGCCCCTCGACCGAAGATGAACGTCGGGTAGACCGTCACACCCGTAGCCGGTGCGGCCGGCGGGGTCTGCGCAAGGCCAATGCCCGTCACCGTCACCACGGCGCCCGGCGCAAGCTGCGTGGCCTGCCCCGCGAGAGGACCAGAAGTCGGACCCGAAGCACTGAGCCCAAGATTGAACGGCGTGTTGGTAGTGCCGACATAGACGCTGTAAGTGAATCCCGCCGTTGAAGGCATCGTCACCTGAAGCGCGCCGTTGGCGCCGACTGCCGTAGAAGCGGACACTTGGTAGATACGCGACTCATACTGATTCTGCGTGTCTGATCCAGTAACGATGACGAAGTAGTTCGTCGCTGCCAATGTGCCGCCGGCAACCGCAACCGGGTTGACTTGCGCAACTCCGGTAAACGTCGGAACCATGTTGGTCTGACAGAACCGGATGCCTCGCCACTCGCCAACCTCGTAGTTGTAAAGGCGATTGAGATCGCTGTAGCTCCAGGCCGTCACGATTGTCTGGTTCTCGGAAAGATCGCCAAGCGGGAAGGGATGCGCCACCGCCACGTAATGCGGCATCTTGCGTGGGTTGCTCGATGCCTTGGCGCCGCCTGCGTCCGCCTGCAGCTTCATGTCGGTCATCTCGTCGCCCATGAACCGGGGAGCGCCAAGATTAATCAACATGGCCGAAGCACGGTTGATTTCGTGCGGGTTGAGCACGTCGCCGGTAACGAGAGACGCACGAGCGCCGCGAGTGTTGACGTAGTTGATTTGACTTCCCGCGAGAAGATTGACGAACGTATTGCGTTCCATCGTCTCGGCGGTCTGTAATCCGATCAGCTCCGTCGCTTTCTTGAACAGCGGATGCTTGATCGTCATTTCCGCTACGTCGGTAATGGTGATCTTGTCGCCCCATTGCTGGGCTTGCGCGCTGACCTGCTGCAGCGTCATCGATTGCCCGATCGGAGGCACGCCTTCCGAGAGTGGCGCAGACGGCAATGGAACGCGCGGATAGCGGCTCGCCGTGTAGATCGTGCCACTACCTTTGGGAAGGGTCGCAGGATCACCGAACTGGTAAACAACCAGTTGCCGGCGCACGAGGGGAAGCGTCTTGTCTGCAATATACTGGCTTATGTCGCCAGAAAATTGAGAAGCAACATTGGTTGGCATCACCGCTCTCCGAAGTTAAAGCGGTGAACTTTCACCGCCTCAGATTTGCATGTCTCCATGACGACGCTCGAAGTCAGAAGTCGAACCTGTTGCGCCACGAGCCGTTCGACGATCCGATGTAACATCTCCACGCCCGGAAGATGGTCGTACACGTTCCCGCTCCACACGCCGGGCAGCTTTACCATCCCCCTTGCCCCGGTTGGCGATGAACCGCTGCCCGACAAGATAGATATAAATGTTTTCTCGGGGTAGATACTGACCGCGAGCGATGCAGGCTTGGTACTCGCGCTCCACATCCGCAGCGAGCTTCGATCGCAGCTTGTCTCCGGCAGATCTAGCATCCCACGCTGCCTTATCCTGCGCAGTCTGCATATTAAAAACCATCGCAGAAGTCTGCTGCTGGTGCGCCCGTAGAGACCGTTCAAGCCGGTACTCCACGCGCTCCTCGGGAGACATGAGCGCCAAACGCTCCTGCTCCACACGAGGGTCTTCCAGTTGGACTGGAGCTTGCTGGCGGGTCTGCCGAAGCTCGGCCATTTCCCGGCGAAGGGCGGCAAGTTCTTCATTCTGCCGGCGGCGATCGGCGCGAAGGGCGGCAACGGTACGGCCAGCGCGAGATGCAGGTTGTCGTGGTGCAGAAGCCTCTTCGGGCTCGGGCTCTTCGGGCTCGGGCTCTTCGGGCTCGGGCTCTTCAGGCTCGGGCTCTTCAGGTTCACCAGATGGATCAAGAACAAGCTCGTCATCCGTCAAATCAAGTTCGTCATCTTGCGGGGTGTCATCAGCCATTTCACTCTCCAGTGCGGTAACGAGCACAACTCGGGAGCGGGTTACGCCCGCTAAGCGAAGCAGGCACTTAGGAACAAAACAGGAAAAAAGTCAAGCCGGTCAACAAGACACCACAATCCCCTTGCTCACACGGAAATTACTAGTTGGTGCGCCGTTACAATCAACACCCGCCCCGACGGGTGTTTGAAACGCCGGCGCGACAAGTGGCTTTCCCAGTCTCCACACATCAAACGGACGATCATAGCTGAACTTGGTTTCGTGGCCTGTCTTGTCATTGATTCCGAGGAAGTTCGTCGTCACGCCCGGCGTTGACGATTGCGCGCGAACAATAGTGTCAACATCGTTGTCTATGAGAAGTGAGTACGTCGCTGGACCATTGAACTCGATTCCATATCTGAACTGTCCTCCCAGGACTATTCCATTCCGGATGGGCTGGGGTCCGTTATTCATCACCTGTACACCCGTTGAACCGGCATTTCCTGCCTGCGGCAGATAGCTTTCCAAGGTGAAGTGGCCGCCAACGAGCGTGTAGGTGTACCCAAGCGGCTGCTCGATCGTGTCGCCGATGGCAAAGTCCGAAGCAGGGCTGACCGTGATACTGCCAGGCTGTGATAGCGCCGTTACGTTCCCACCCCTGAATATCTTGTACGTACTCGGCAGCGTCGCTGTGGGCAAGCTTACGTCTACCCCCTCTGACACATAATCGAGCACAAGATGCGTGGCGTCTGTAATGCTGCGGATCGGAATGACGAGCTTCAGGCCGTTGGCCGCAAGAGAATCCAGGGAAAAGAATAGGTTCGAGACTGGGCCGATGCCCAACGTCGTGAAATCCTGAGTAACACTCCCAACCACGACGGGAGGACCACCAGAAATGGCGATGATGTTCCCCGCAGTGTAGACCTTCGCAGGAGTCGTAATAATCAACGGACGCCCTTCGCCTCTCGTGTTCTCATTGGCCTGCTTATTGTAGCTGACGACGTTGCCGGCGATGCCCGTCACGGTCGCCGTCATGACCGTGTTGCCCTGATAGGCTCCGACACTCAAGCCTTCCGTGCCTTCGTCCCCTCCAGCATTGTTGCGTCCCCAGGATTGGGCGTAGCCGCCAAAGGCAATCGCGTCTCCATTGGAGAAGTTGGAAATCACAGAGCTTAGTCCAGTATGCTGCCCGGGCGTGCGGGAGACCGTTACAGCATGCAGATTCGTATAATTTGTCTTCGGGCCATTGACTCCATTGAATCCTCCTGACGGCTGCTCGAAATACGTCTCGATCCCGATCGCATCAGAACCGATCGGAGCCGCTAACGACTTGGACTGAAACAGGACCCCACTGTTAAGCCCGGCATCATCCCCAAATTGATTGGGGCCACGAAGACTAGTATTCGGATCGGCAAAAATTCCTATCCCGTTTTGACTGCTAATGATGACGAATCTCCCCGTCGTTTGCGCAACAACTTGAAACGCAACAAGCAGAAGAATCGCGGAAATGAGAAGTTTATTCATCAGTCGTTCAACCAGTTTGTACCGTCGCAGTAGAGTGGACCATGCACGCCACCTCCGCTCGTATAAACACTATGATAAGTCGGTGCAGTCGTATCAGAAACCGACACCCGCGTTCCTTCCGCAGCCCCGTTACAGGTCGGAACGGGGGTTCCAGCCGCGCTGTATACCGTCTTTGATTGCAGGTTGGCTGCCGCTAGCCGTAAAAGAACAGTCGCGTTCCCACTGTTATCCAAGGTCATTTGAGTTGTGCTGCCACCAGCACTACGAAAATTAGTTGTGCCGTTTCCAAAGGAATCGAAGAACATTGCTCCAGCGCCAGAATTGCGGAACACGAGATTTGATCCATCGGCATTCATGATGGCGCCTAGGCCGTTAGTCTGCGGCATAAAAATCTGTATGGCGCTCCCAGCCACCCCGAACCGGCTGACCAAGCCTTGCACGGTGAGAACACCGCCAACCGTCACGTCTTGGCCAACCCCGATACCCCCAGACGTAACGACATCTCCGCTAACTGTGCTAGTTGAATTTGCCCCCCGATTAAAATTAGCAGGGCCACTCCAAGTGAATTGCGTAAATGCGTCAGAACGAATACCACTTGTTGCGCCGTTAGCAGCCCCCGCCACGTAGCTATTTAACCCAAGATAGTTTGAATTTGTCGCCCACTGAGTTTGCACATCAAGCGTAGGCGCAGAAGCCGACCCATTGAGTACATTAAGAGCAGCGCGTGCAGTTCCTACGAGGATGGGAGTTCCACCATCGACGTACCCGTTAAATATCATCCCTCCATTTGCCGCTGCAGAAATAGACTTGAAAAAAGAAACTGTAAGACCGGCAGGCGCATCGAACAGGTTGTTCATGCTAAATTGGTTTTCAAGCGAATTAGCTAACCTAGCAAAATAAGCGTAGTTAACCATTTCAACTAGATTTCCAGCAATATAATTCCCGGCTGTTGAATACATCGCACTACCAGCAAACTCCAAAAAAGTACCGTCCATGTAATGCGGGGAACCAGTCAAGGCTCCAAACGTAGTAGAATCAACAGGAACAGAAAACGTGTTGGCATTAATTACAGTGATCGCAACCGTTGCCCCATTAATAGGCGCCCAATTTCCAGTTGCCCCGCTAATATTAAGCCTGATCTTATCCCCGACAGCAAAACCATGGTTGGCAGAGGTTAAGACTGCAGGGTTCGCGTTCGTCGCTGCCGTAATCGCCTTCGTAGTTCCATCGCCAGCCGTTAGACTGACCGAGTTTTCCGTGAACATAATTGCGTTAGCAGCACCATTAAAAACAGCCCCCTTACGAATCTTATCAAACGTATTATGTCGGATAGTGGTTCCATACCCCTGGAATGCGCTCGTAAGCGTGTTATCAATCGCACCCTGGCCACCAAAAATAAAGACGTCATTACAAGCGGAAAAACCTGTTCCTGTCCCTTGAATTGAATTGTCGTGTACGTTTAAGGTAGTGTGCGTCGTATGGATAAACGACGCACAATCAGCCCCGCTATCCTTCAGCATGAGATGATCTATTTCTAAAAGCCCCGTGCCTATCGTTATAATTTTAGCATCCGCCGCATTGAATGTCAGATCGAGCCCGCTAGGAGATGTCGTTGGAGGGGCAATAAATTGCCCATACAAATTTCCACCGAGCCCAGTCAAGCGAATAGCCGACTGTGTGGGAGTAGCGGTTCCTGTGTTAGGAAAAGTAACTTGGCCGGCAATCTTGCACATCCCATTTACAAGAATAGTCCCGCCACCAGCAGTGTTAACAGTCGCCAAAAGTGCATTAAAAGCAGCCGTGTCATCAATGGTGTCGTTGCATAAAAGACCGTTCTCTTTAGTATCGTATATTACCCCTGTACCAACTGACGAAGCAACCATGTCAAGAAGTGTTTGACGAGAATTATACGGTGTTATCAACCCCGACGAGTTATCAGGCCACAACGCATTTATCTCTGCGTTGAGCTGTGTAGCAGTTTTATTTGATCCTGTTTGTGCCAACAAGGGGGAGGAAAATAACAACAACGACAAAAATAAAATTGCAAAGCGCATGTTACACCCTCAATGTCTTTGTCGCTTAAGATCATCAATCTCAGCTTTCAACTGCTGAATTGCTGCAACCAAAAGCGGAACCATCTCATTGTACTTTACCGCGTGCGGCGTCACACCGTCATCTTCAAACGTTATCCATTGAGGATCAACAGACCCAACTTGCTCTGCTGTAAACCCCACATGCGTATCTCTACCCATGTTAAACTCAGCTTTATAACGATATGACACTGCATCAAAAGCAAGCACGTCCTCAAGAGACTTTTCACGGGATATAGATGCGATCCCCTCCTTAAACCGCGCAGAGCTGGCTGCGCATCCCGTCGCCCACACTTGAACAGTCACGGCCGTCAGGGTTCCTGGCGTATTACACACCGCATTAGTCCCGGTCGCCGCGTTGAAAGTGGCCGCCATATTACCGGCCGAATTGATGGAGAACACAGACGTAAGCGTTCCCTGCACGGTATCAGAACCATGAGCCGGAGCCGTTTGAACAATAAACGAACCACCGGCACCGGAACCCACACCGGGGCTTACCTCGACCGTGAAGTTTTGCCCTGCTACGTTCCCGGCCGTGCCAGCGACAACACCCTGCGTGCGGTAAACCTGGGCTGTGGGAGCCGCAGCGTCCGCCCCGCCTTGCTGAACTGTTCCTGTGCCTGGGCTAGACCATTTAGTTGCATTGCTCCACCCCCATGTTATGCCAGAAGCAGCTTGAAGATCGGCACCCGTGAAACTGGCAATGTTTGTGCCTAGAATCGCGAATTGGATAAAGTTCCCCGTCGAATACAACCCTGTATTATTACCAGGACTTAACGCTAGGGCAGGGGTTGTCGCCGACCCCCCGTTCAATTTCACCTGCCCACCAGCCCCAGCGTAAGTAAAGCCAGAATCACACCCAACCTTGCCGCTCGACTGGAACAACACACCCGTCGTTCCAGAGCTGCACGTCACAGGGGTAACACCTGCAATGACACTCCCACCACCTACGCTGTGTGTAATAAGTTCTCCTTGCGCAGCAATCGCCGCAACAATAATGAGAAGCGCAGCAAACAACCATCTCATTGCGTCTCTCCCGACATGAAGCACGTCGTACTAAGAGTCAACGTAGGCGGCGCAGTTGTCGAGCATGCAATGACAAGACCACCAAAAAACAAAAGCGATTCAGGAAGCCAAGAAGCCCCTAACGTATCTCCAGCCGGATTGAGCTGATAGGCTTTCAGCAGACAAGGCGCCTGCGCACTTATGGAACATCCAGCGATCGTACCGTTCACCGGAATGGTCGCCGTGTCCATGAGAAATGCCCACGTCGCCGTGCCACTGACATTGCTGACTTGAAAATCAAAAAGCTTACCCGCAGCCGTCTTAAGCTGACACGTCCCGACCTGAGCATTAGTGCAGCCAAAAGCCCCAAGTCCTGCCTGCGTCTGCGCCCAAGCTGGCCAGCAAAGCAAGGAAAGGAGAAGTGCTAAAGCCCAACGCATAATCTATCTCCTTGGAGCTGCTGAAGCATCTTGTAGCCTATCCTGATGGATTGCGCCAG